CGCTGGTTGCAAAGGTTGTTTATGGCGCCTTGGGTAAATCAGGCTTAAAACTTTAAATAAGATATTCATAATAAACTGATAATTAATTAAATAAGAAAGAAATGGGATTATTAACAGGTGTCACGGCTCTAATAGCCAAACACCTGATAATCAGCCCTAAAATGGGGTTTTTCTACTGCGCCAAACCCCTAAAAATGGGTGAAATGTGGTGTGTCTTGGTAGGTTTGGGCACAAAAATCAGCAAATTTTCAGCAAATTTTCAGTTGGGCTTATGGCAAAATCTCGTTTTCGCTTAGATGTTCGTAGGGCGTTAAAAGATGGTACGTACCCAATCCAGATTATAGTAGGGCACGGCACTAACATCTATCTTGGTACTGGTGTCTATGCCTCGGTCGGTGAGTGGGATGCCCGGACACAACAATACATCGGCAAAGGGGCACGGCGCATTAACGCCGCTCTCGTTTCTATGCTCGCTATGGTTACTAACCGCATCATGGAATTAAAAGAGACTGGGCAATGGCCGAAATTATCACGTAGGCAAATTAAACAAATGCTTACCGACTTGGAATTGGAAAAGCCCACCATTGATGTACCTACACTTAGTGACGTATTTTCGTCTATGTGTGAGGGGCGTGCCGATCGCACTAAGGGAATAACCAAAAGTGCATCGTTAAAGATACAGGCATTTGGCTATGATCCGGCAAAGCTGCACTTTGAACAAATCACGACTACGTGGTTAGATGATTTCTATATGTCGATGTCTGGGCTATCCATTAATACGAAAGCGGCGTATATGAAAGCTATTAAGCGTGCGTTTAACTGGGCAATAGACCACGATATAACGACTAATGACCCTTTCAGGCACTACCATATTAAGATAGAAGAAACTCGTATGAGGGATTTGCCAATAGAGAAAATGAGGCAACTATTAGACTTACCATTACAGGGGCTTTATCCTGAATATCGGGATTTGTTCATGCTTACCTTTTACCTGATAGGCATTAATACGGTTGATCTTGCCGACTGCACGTTAGATAGCATCGTTAATGGCCGCTTGGAATACCGCCGACACAAAACAAATAAGCTATATAGCATTAAGATTGAGCCGGAAGCAATGGAGATAATAAACCGCTATAAGGGCAAAAAGCACCTTATACGCTGCTTTGATAGGTACAAAGACTATAAAGCCTTACAGGGTAGCGTTAATAACGCTCTGGCTAAAATAGGCCCTGCCCGGTTGGATGATAACGGTAACTTTATACTTACCGGGAATAATCGAAAAGAAATGCAACCTTTGGAAAAGGGACTATCTTTGTACTGGGCACGCTATTCCTGGGCGACGTATGCCGCCGACTTGGATATACCTAAAGATACTATCAGTGAGGCTTTGGGACACTCCCACGGCGCAAAGGTTACAGGTGTGTATATAAAGTACAACAGGGATAAAGTGGATGCCGCAAACCGCAAAGTTATAGACTACGTGTTGGGTAAAGCAAATCGCCCGGGCTAACCTCTCGGTCGGCTCCGGGCTTGCACTATCAAGAAAACAGATTTTATTTTTTTTCTTCGTAGATATAAGAATATAGCGTAAATAATCGCTGCTACGCAACACAAAAAGCCGATATGGTAAATTGTACGCTGATACCATTTTAAGGCTTTCACGCCTTGTTTCTGTGGCTCTCTGTTGGCTTGTTTGTTGTCTCGGCTCTGCACCCCATTTGCTTGCAGCTTATGGGTGTCGGTGCTGTCCTTGCTCTGGGTGATACTCTCGGCTTTCTTCTGGGCGGCTTTCTTGCCGTGTTGGTATGACTTAACGCCCTCGGCTTTCAGGTTGCCCAAAGTGTCAATTGTGAGCGTACCGCCGTTATTGGCAAACTCGATACACCCCCAATCACTAAAATACGTTAGCGTGGTTCGGTTGTCGGTTCTGATAGTACCCACGTGGATGCTATCGGTTACTAACTTGGTGGTGTCGGTTTCTTCTCTTGTGGTTATGGATGATTCCGATACCGCCTTTTTCGTCGTCTTGCAGCCTATCAGCCCAAACAGGGCTAACAGGCACATACAGATAGTTATAAACTTCTTCATTGGCTTATTACTTAATGTCTTTGTACTCCTTAGTAGCGTCAAAGCATGGGCACGCCTTGGCTGCAAAGTCTCGGTGTCCGTGGATCGTGGCGTTAGGGTAACGGTGCTTTAACTCTGTAAGCAACTTTACCAAAGCCGCCTTTTGCTGTGGTGTTCGGGTGTCCTTTGGTGTCTTACCATCGGATGCCAAACCACCCACATACACTACACCAATACTATTTGTGTTGTGCTTCAGGCAATGTGCCCCCACCTCGCTTTCTGGTCGGCCTGGTTCTACCGTTCCGTCCAAATCTACTACATGATGGTAGCCGATTCCGTTCCAACCTTTAGCCTTGTGCCATCGGTCAATGTCTGCCGCCTTAAAGTTCTTGCCCTCGGCGGTTGCCGTACAATGTACGATAATCTCATTAATCTTTCTCATATTAATAACCATTTTGTGGGTCACGCTTAACGCAGCCCTTAATTACACACTTATAGCGTTGTAGGTCTAATTCTAACTGCGCCTTTTCCTTGTTGAGCTGCAAAATATCTAAATTCTGCTTTCTCACTAAATCGGTCTGCTCTGCAAATCTTTGCTCTTTGTCTTTGAGTTGGGTTTGCAAAAAGTCCATCGCCTCACGTAGCACGTTAAATTCTACGTTGTCGGCCTCGGCTTCCTCCTTTCGGCGGTTGGTCTTTCGATTCATTACATATTTAATCATTTCCCAACCGCCCAAAGCGGTAATAACCGATACTACTATTTCAATTATCTGCATGGTGCTCGATGCTGTTAAGTTCGTAAATTACTTTGCCGTCTCGCTGCTCGGTCACTACTACATACCTTGTAAGTAGCAATCTAAATAAGTCCATATCTAACCTATCGGATGATAGGGTAATGGGTGCTTTATCAGTAGTCGCCATTTCTAATTCTTTGCATTGTTTGATACCTCAATTTATGTTTATTCTTAATTGCCAATACCTCGTAGTGCCCTTTGATGTACACATATTCTTTAAATACGTGCGGCTCGATCATGTTAAGCACTTTGCGACGTGTGGCGTATTCGTTGGTATGCCGTAGCAAACCTAAATATGAGTTGATACTACATACTGCGTGTAATACCTGATGCTCGTTGTTTGCCTTGTTTAGTCTTCTGACTGCTGCGACAAAGTTTGTTATTGTTCTGTTACAGGTATAGACACGTCCGGGTTTGACTATTGACCCGGTAAACTCCACGCCTTTGCTGTAATGTTGCAAATAAAACTTCTTCTCATTCAGTCGTAAACCTAACTTGGCTAATAGCTCACGTATCTTAGGCATTAACGCCAATAGCTTTTCTTTGTCCTTATGGATGCAATAGAAGTCGTCCACATACCTGCCATGATGTTTTATACCCTCATTCTCGATATACCAATCAAGCGTATTAAGTAAGAAGTTTGCGAATATCTGGGCAAACAGGTTGCCGATGGCTACGCCCTTACCCTCACCATTTGTAAATAGCGATTTGTTCTTATCCAACTTTTCCCAATAGCTCAAAGGGCTGTGCCGTTCACAATTCTTTTCGGGGCTGTGTAAAATAACGACACGGCAAAGGTAGCGCAAATCGTCTATGTCTTCGCCCTTGTAGTACTTGACTATAAAGCGATCTACCATTTCAGCTAATAACTTTTTGTCAATGCTCATAAAGAAACCTTTTAAGTCAAGTTTCATAATGTGGCAATCTTCCGTATAATTATTGCTGCACTGCCTTATATCTTCTTTCAGTGTATTAATACCATAAAGCTGCCCTTTGCCTTTCCTACAATTAAATGTACGCTCGCTAAATATTTCCTCAAATAGTGGCGTTAGGCGCAAAGCTATGTAGTGGTGTACGATTCTATCCTCAAAGGATGCTGCAAATACCTCTCTGTATCTTGGGCGTGTTACGACAAAGCAAATAGACTTACCCGGTTGGTATGTTCGGTTATTGATTCTATCACGCAAAGCGATTAAACGGCTTTCGTAGTCCATTTCGTAAACAACTGCGCTTGCTGTTCGTCTCTTGCTATGACGGCAATCAAAGTAAGCATCTAAAAGCCACTCTGTCGTTACCATTGTATATTATCATTTGTCACGTTTCTGTTCTCTGTAAATAGTGCTGACACTGCCCTAACTCTGTTCGTGTTGCTGGCCTTAGTGTTCCAATTGTTCGTATTACCGTCGTTGAGGTTCAGATTCCATGCGTTGGTAGCACTGTTCTCGGTTGGCCGCAATCTGTGGTCTATTATCTTGTTCTTAGCCGTAAATGACGGCATAAACCCCATTTATTACGGAAAACTGCGCTCTCGGTCTGTCGTAACATTCCGATTCTGGCTACAAAGTGTATTAACTACTTTGTTTTTCCACGCTGACGATTGTTTACCTATTTCGTCCATTAACTCGATAATATTTGCAAACTTTCCTCTGCCTTTTATCCACTCCCTTTCTCCGGCAATTCTCATTAGCGTTTTCATTGTCTCAAACTCTGCCTGAAACTCGGTTAGGTGCTTTACTGTCTCGGCTTTGTCCTTATTGATGTACGCCGCCGCTATCTCCTGCATCAGATTAACGCCAATTTCTTGCAGCTTTGCCCCGATGGTGAATTTGTAGGCACGTGGGAAATTGGGTACTATATCCAAAATGATGTCTAACAACTTGCGTGCATCTAAATAAATCTTTGTACTTGAAACTAATTTTACCGCCATTGCTTGTTTATTAAATTGCCTTATAATGGTACGGCTTTCGCCGTACCTAAAGGTTAAAGACTAAGAAATTAAGAATTAAACAATAAATGCTGACACTGCCCTAACTCTGCGCGTGTAGCTGGCCTTAGTGCCCCAACTGATCGTACTACCGTCGGTGAGGTTCAGACCCCATGCGTAGGTAGCACTGTTCTCGGTAGAAGTCCAATACCAATCCTCGACTAACTGGGTGGCTCCGGTAATCAGGGACAAAGCATAATTGATTTTTGTCATGTTGGCATAAATCATAAACATTTCTCCCAATGATGGCAACCACCATTTACCTGCTGTCAAACCCTTGCCGTTAGCGTTTGCACGGCTATACAGATTGCAGTAGCCCGGTGCATACTGCGCCGTATTGGTGATTGCATCGGCTTTGCTTGCCTTGATTGTGGCCGCCGTGTTCGCCTTACCGTTCCAATCGTTCATCGCTGCGACACGATCGGTTGTTGTCGTACCGCCTCCGCTGATAGCTGCGCTACTCCACGTTAGTTTAGAAGTTGATTCGGTAGGGGCTACGACTAAGATTTTGCCGCCCTCAACTACCACTACGCCGTCGGCAATTTCTCCGCTGTTCTGTAACGATGTCCACTTATGAGGCTTAACCATGAGTGGGTAATCGTCGCTCTTACGGTGGTACATGATAAAGATACCATCGTATAAGCCGTTAAGGTTCATACCTGCCAACAAAGCGGTTTTGAGGTTCGCCAATGAAATAAGCGTAACCTTTCCGTTTGCGTCCGTTACCGGAAATTTCTGGTCGTTGTTGATGGTCGTTACTGTTGCCTGACCATTCAATCTTTTAACTTTCTTTACTGCCATAATTACTACTATTTTAATATGTCAAAATCTGACCCATTATAAATTATAAAATCAAAGCTGCCATCGTTTCGGCTTGCATCGTCTGATACGACTACATCAAAGTAACCGTTACCCAATGAGTGCATAGTGGCTTTTACTGGGCTACTCGCACCATAGCATACACCTCGTCCGGTTAATATTACACGGCAATTACTTGTATAGGTAAACCACGTACTCGGAAAAAATACCCGGTAAAGTCCTTCAGATTGTCGGGACACCGTTAGTTTGCTGCCATCAAACGTATTGCTTGTTATTGATGTGCTGCTACTACTGTTTCCGCCCGATACCGTGCCAAACGCCAAAGCCTTTAAGCAATGCCCATACTTTTGACTTGTCATTAAGTCAATGCGATTTAGCACAATCCAACCGTAGAACTCCGTAGTAGTGCCGTAGCCTATCATTTCCACAATTTCACGGCTAACTTTTAACTTGCTTTTTTGGATTCCATCCTCAAAGAAGTATTTGCCATTTGGCGCACTAATAGCGGCTTGACCTTGCGCCATTGTACTGCCCCATTTGTAGTTTACAATGGTTAGTCGTCTTCCATTCTGGCTTACGTCCCACGGCATAGAATAGGCATCTAACCAATCGCCGCCGCTACTAAGCATAGCCACATTATCGCTGTAATCAACATCAAAGCTATCATTAGCCAAATTGAACGGATTTCGTATTGAGCCGATAACTTTTACATTTGTGAACGTGCCATTTGTGAACGTACCGCTATTGCAAGTAACGTTGCCGTCTTTCGCCTGAAAGATGATGTTACCGTTAGCGTCTTTCATGTCGATAGCCTCAACGCCTAAATTTTTGACTAAAGCATACTGCGCTAACAGTATCTTTGTAGCCACCATTTCAAATTTGTCGGCTAACTTCCAAAGTCCGCTATTGGTATCGGTTGCACTTCCTGGGTTGTTGCTTGCAGTCTTGGTGTGCGATTTGATGCACGAATAATAGTTGCCGCCGTACAAAACTACGTCCTTGTATTCCTCACCACTTGCTCCTGACTGAAACATATAGCCTACGGCGCAATCGCTCCACGCTTGTGGGCCTCGTAGTGCCGGGCCTCTGTCGCCTTTGGCTCCGGGTTGCCCATCGGCTACAGTCTTAAATGACACGGTGCGTTTATGCGTTACGCCTCTACAAACAATAGATATTGCTATATCTTTGCTTGGATTGGAATTTGCTTCTACCACCAAAATAAGCGTATAAACATTTGTGCCTGCTACTGTGTTCCCTTTTAAACCCGTCGGGAAATTAGATGTATCCACGTTACACTTAAAGCTGCTTCCACTGCCGTTACTACTTATCAGTTGCTTTGTACCCTCAAATACTTTAATGGTAACTGCGTATGAGGTATTGGCGGCCGTCTTTTTGTGTAAAATGATCGGCGGCGAAATATCAATGGTTATTGCGTCTATGCCATCGTGTCCGTCTTCTCCATTCTCACCACTCATTATATAGTATAACGATTGAGCTGATATTATGCCCCGGTTGGTGTCAATAGCCGTTACTTTTGCATAAAGACTGATGGTAATGCTTTGTTTGTCCGAAACAGTACCATTAATAACCATTGTGTCGCCTACGGAAAAATCCGATACGTTTATGATTCCGTCCCAATTAACTGACCGCCCACTAAGTCCGTAGAACTGCGTCCACTCCTTGTAGGTATAGTTATATACGTTTCGGGATTGGGCGACAATTACGCCCTTTCCCTTGCGTATAAACTTAACTATTCTTGTTATTGACACACCCATAGGCTTAACTTTCTGATGTTATCGTTACGCTGATGTCTCCACCACTTTGCAAACACATATCACGTGTTACGGCATAGCTTGCAACCGCCGTTTCTCGGTCGGCTTCGCCATTCAGAAGAACACCTGCTGCATCTTTCACGACAAAGAAAAACTTAGCGTCTTTGACTGCTTGGGTGTTCGTTCCACGCTTGACGATCCACGGCGTATAGGTTACTTTGCCGTTGCCGCTTTCATCTTCGCTTATCGTCTCGTCTTCCGGTGTCGGGCGTGCGTCGATGTCGTAGGGGTCGGATGCGTCCATAACGCCCTGTATGTCCTTACCGATTTCAGTATCGCTACGATTAACAGTTACCCGGTACTCTCCGTATGTGTCTATGCTGCTGCCTGACACTGTAAGCGTCTGGGCGGTCTGTCCGTTGATAGGTTCCCATTTACTGGCTCCCATCTTCTCCCACACGTAGGTTAAATCTTTGGTGATTTCCTCGTAGTTCTGGTATGCCATTGCCTTTAATACGCAACTGCCGCCCTTGTCGGTAATAACAAAGCCCTTGTTATCTCCTGCCACGATTGTAACACGATAACTTGTACCTGTTGCTTTCTGCACTGGGATAGTATAGGTAGCTTGGATATTATCGCTTTGCGTGCTATAGCTGATAGCGGCCACCATCTTGATAGTTACCGGGGCAAAACCTGCGATTTCTACCAAATTCTTAACAATCTGCAAACCATAATAGATGTTGTCGCCGCTTGGCGCAAACTTCTTAAAGTAGCCTGCAAAAATGCCGCTTGATGTGTCGCCGTTAAACTCGATTTTCGTACCATTAAAAAAGTACTGCATACTATCAGGCGTTGCCACTCCCTCGGCTACTCGGCTACTCATACAGACAAAGTTAAGTTTTGGTTTTGTCTGTTCAAAGTTAGGGAACACCTTAGTAACGTCGGATTCCGTGCCCTCCCATTCTTGGTAGATGTCACCATCTGGGCACATGATCAATGCCGTATAAGTTCCTGCTTTCGCAATAAACTTAATCGTTCTGGTTGTACTCGCTTTGCTCATAGTTCCTTACTTTTTGGTTTTACTTTCTGTTTGCTCACTCTCTGACGCTTCCGGCTGTTGGTCGCCCTCCGCATTTTCCTCGTTGGCCTGGCCCTCGTTGCTGTTGCCGTCATTGTCGGTGCTCTCTGTGTTCTCACCCTCGCCATCTGCGCCCTGCTCGGTGTTGGTGTTGTCGCCTACGATAGCATTATTAACGTTAGCCTTAATAGGCTGCTGAAAACGTGCATCGGTTGCCATTGGCAAAGGTCGGCAAATAGTACCGTCCTGCTCACTTCTCGCCTCATGTGGCATAAGTGCAATGCCTCCAATCTTAACCAATATGTCGTTAAGTTGGGTTAGTGGGCCAAACTTCAACATATCATTTTGCCAGAAAAGATAGTTGCCATCACTTACCATGTTACGGTCATTCTCCAGTTGCAAGTATCGTGCAACCAATGGATTTGCTTTAATGTATCTTGCCATAATCTTATATTGATTAAATTGTTATTTGATTAATATTACGTTATCGTCTGCATCAACGAATACTGCGCCGTCGCTATCTTCCCATGCACACGCCGGGCCTACGTCCTTAACGTCCAAACCATAAACGCCGCCTAACGTCTGGCTAACCTTATCGGTCGAAAGCGTCGGTGTCATTCCGTGCGCTATAAGCGAATAGTTAAGCGTTCCTAACTGGGCGTTTGTCGCAACATACCAAAGCGGCAATAACTCACGCTCCGGGTTGTCGATCATGCCGTTAGTGTTCCAAATCTTCGCCGTCGGCGCAATCTCTAACAAACCGCTTGGTAGGTTGGTAGGTAGTTCGCCGATGTCGTACTCAAATTTTGGGATTCTGCGAATAAATGCCACTAACTTAGTTGGGGCATTGTCCGATAGGGTTACGCTGCTTGGGTTTCCGTCTGGGCTATACTTCGCCCTGCATCGCAAATAGAGTTCTGCACCCATGAGGCTACGATTAACGGTACAACTGTTTCCGTCTGCTGCTACCTCTACGTCATAGTCTAACGTGGTGTCGCTGCCTACGGCGGTAAATGTTCCGTCTTCTCTCATTACCTCCCAAACGAACAAACGCTTATTCTCCGGGCACTCATTAACGCCTAATCTCAATGATGCGTGTACCGTCTGCGTGTCCGGGTCGCTCAATGGGTTGTAGATAGTTTGGGCGGCGGCATCCAATACCAGAAGTGGCGTATATGTTGTGGCGTTCTTGCACTGCACTTGGTACGGCTTGATGATGTGGTGTACCTGATTAGTACGTGGGTCTTTGTAGTCCGCTTCAAATCGTAGATTCATAGGTATCTGCGGTTGGGCGTTCTTCTTGATCCTAATACGTCCTGCTTTTGCACCCTTGCTGACTATCTCAAAGTCCGGGTTAGTGCTATCTATCAGGGTGTCGGCTGCCCCTTTGTTCACCTCATACCAGACTATGTTAGTGAGGTCTTGATTAATCAAGCCCGGCGTTAAAACCTCGTCTTTGTCAAGTCTGCCGATATTCGGCTGCACTATCAAGTTAGATGCGTCTATGGTATAATCTGGCGTATATGTGTCGGTGTCTGCGTCGTAGTTCTGACTATCCGATACGCCGCCCTCAACCACCATGCTAACATTAATTTGCAGTGGCTTAAAGTTGAAATCAAATCTTTTTGTCTTCATAACTGCGCTATGTTTAAATTAATACTCGTAACTGACTGCCGCCGTTGCTGCTTCGTTGCCCATGCCGTCACGTAAAGTAACGGTAGCCGTAAAGCGTATAACTTTAGGCATATAGCCGTTAAAATCCATGTCCTCGGCTGTGAGGTGCAAAGACTTTCCGGTATTGGCGTGGCGCAAACTCCAAACATTGTCGCTTGCCGTTCTCTCGTTTCCCTCTGCGTCCTCGCTGTATCTCGTCCACATTACGTCTGCGTCCAAAATATCGTCTGTGATATTCATATTATACAGGGTCGCCACGATGGTTAGCGTGAGGTCTATTTTGTCCGGGTCCACGATACTTTCAGGCTCTTGGAAATCTACGGCAAAGTCTGGGTTTCCCTCGATCATCGCCCAATCGGTATTGTTCCATGCCGGGGCGGTCGTTGTGAGGTTCTTGCAACATCTGTACTTGCAGCCATTAAACCAAACGTCTGATGTCTCATGCTCTCCGGTGTCCGGGTTGATGGCATCACAATAGTACTTACCGCTTTGCATCCACGCCCCACGATCCACATACGTAACCAACGGCTTACCAGTCCACTTGTTAAGTCTGATAATATCCATTGTGACGATACCCGGTATATACATATAGTCCAAACCGTCACGTATTGGTAATGGGTTGCCGTTATCGTCCAATAACTCGTACACAAATTCGGGCAAACTTCCGAAAGCTGCACCATAGTTGGCGTTATCCAAAATCGGCTTAGTCACTCCCTTTAGCTTGACGATTCGCCCCTCTGTGCTTGATAGGTACAAACAATCTTGGCGTTTCGTGTCCGTTTGGTTTCCCCATCGTGCAATCTTCATCATTTCACATGGTGGGTAGTTCTTGCCGCTTGGTACTTCGGTGTCCGGGTACTGCGTCACCTCTATGTAGTTGTTAGCGGTATTAACGCTATTAACTCTAAACCATGCCGTGTAATACTTTCCGCTACCTTGCGACAAAGTATTGATGATACCTTTAAGCACGTTGTTTTCGGCTTGGGCGGTAAAATATCCGTCCCATTTACTTCTCAGGTGCAAACCAAAACAACCATCGCCCAAATCGTCCACGCTCTCGATTGTGTCCGCTTCCGTTAGAAGTTGGTCGCCCTCGATTGCAGACAATCGGTTTACTATCAATTCCAGACACTCAAAGTAGCTGCGTACTCTCAGGCTCTCCACCTCGGCGTTACCTTGTGCGTCAATACCTGCGCCCTTACCTGCATACAGGGATTTGACAAACTCGCCAAAGTGGGCACCGTCCTTGAATACTGCCAAACCGATAGCCGTTAAACCCTGCTGAAAAGTAATGTGCCCTTGCGCTATGTCGGCGGTAATCTTCGACAAAAAGCGGTCGTTAATCGGGCTATCCTCTGCAACGTCTCCGGCTAAATCGGAATAGGCGGCACGGCTCGCATATCCTGCACGGTTTGCGTACTCGGATTGCTCGGCGTGTGTCGCTAAATCGGCTTTGGCTGCGTGCTTGGCTTCCTCGGTCATTTTGCCGATACTTCCATAGCTGCCGCCTCCGGTGGATGCCCCACCGCTGCCGCTGTTCCTGGGTTTTGCTATCTGCTTAACTTCGATCATGTGCCAATCTCCTTTAATGTGAGGTCGGCACGTCCCTCAATAAGGTTTCTGCCGATGCCCTGCACGAAAAATTCTTTGCCCAAAGCCTCGTGGTGATAATGGTTAAACAGACTAACAACATTATCAATGTCTCTTAGTTTCTGCTCCATCACGATACGTGGCCTATGGTATTCAGTATAATAACTATCTACGTAGATTTGTTCGGGCTTCGCCTTAACGTTGCCGTTTCGGTCGTACACCTCTAACACTCCGTCCCCGGTTGATATATTCAACGGCGTGGATAACTTCACCGTATTGCTAACTCCCAACTTAGCGCACTCTGTGGCGGTCAATGCCGAATTTATCTTAAACTCCAAATCGTCCTTTTTGTTCACAAAGGTTTCTTTTGTGTCGCTCATATAGATAATATCGTTATCATCATTGCCATTGCTGATTAGTCCATTATCGCTATAAACTTTAACCTCAAACGACTTTATCAGGATGCTACTAACATGGGCTAAAAGCGGTACTGATGAGCTGCTCCACTTCGTATGCCTGAAAAAGGTAGGGTGACGACGTGTGATAACGTCCCATGTAGCATTAACAGGGCCTAATATCATAAACCTAACCTGCCCACTTATCTTGTCGCCCTTGGTAATCGGTATTGCTATACCCTCCGCATCAATACCCATCTTATAGTCGATATTGTTTTGGATGCTGAACTCTGTGCCTACCAACTTGTCGCCTATCTTAGGGTCAAAGCCAATCGTAAAGCATTGCTGATAATATTCATCATCACTTTGGCACTCGCTCCGTTCCTTGTATTTCTGCCAAACAAAATCGGTTGTCTGCCCCTCGGTTCCGGTCTCCACTACGCATTTATCGCCGATAACCAACATACAGGCTAATACGGCTACCTTACTGATCGTGTCGGTACTGTCACCTACTGCGCTGTACTTAAATTCGTATTCCTCTGGGCCTTCCCCGGTATATGGATAAAATCCGCTATCTTCGTCCTCATGCCATGATACTTCTTTATCCGGTGTCTCGGCTTGCCAATACTGACGGGCGTAATACCTGCCATCGCCATTGTTACGGCTCGGTACGGTCTTGTGCCAAAAATACATCGGCGGTGGTGTTGTCCCTCCACCTCCTCCGCTACCTTGGTACGGCGGTCTATCTCCCATTTTCTTACGCATAGCCGAAAAGTTACCAGTAACCGCCATTATTGGGTTTAAGATAACCTTACCCGACAATACAATATAGTTGGTGGTTTCCTCGTCTGACGGCGAAAAAACGCCCCCTGCCTTATTACCAGTATAGACGGCATACGGTATATTTTTCTGTATATCTGCCACACTCGGGTAGGTCTTGTTTTCGTCATTATCTATGCCATTGCCATTAACCGACACTACCAGGTAGTTAGTCATGTTTACTTTAGATGTCTGGCTATTATCGTCATTGGCGGTATTGATTTTAACGCTACCCAAAGCCATGATAGCCGCCCCCGGTGCTTGCCCTAACCAATCAGGCAAAGCGTGTTGGTTTGTTCCCTCGCTGCCGAAATAGTCCACGATGTCTATATCTGTGTTGCCTTTCATCGAAAACGTCCACTTCTTATTACGCATTACCTGCACATACCAATCGGTAATAGCCCCTCCACCATAGTTGGTGTGTTCGCCATTCACCATCGCTTTCATTGCATAATATGCGGTCTTTCCCTCTCCGTCGCTCGAATACTCGGTGAGGTACTTTTGCTTATTAATGTATGGGCTAACCAACAAATCATCGTCCAATGGGCTTTCTATCACGCTTTCGATGTCTTCCACCTTGGCGGTTAATAGAAGTTGGTTATATACGTCGCCTATGCTTATCGTAGTATCGCAATCGGCTACGTTAGCCAAAGCGATTGTTACGGCTTGCTGCGCCGTTGTCTTGGTGCTGTTGGCTACGATGTCATGCCAAATAATCTTATCGGGTGTCGCCTTGACGGATTCCCACGAAAAGATATAGAAGTTAAAGCCGTCCTGCACGATATGTAAGTTAAGGTACTTCAAAAGTTCCTCCAACACTTCGTCTTGCTGCCAAACATCGCTCTCATCATCGCCCAAAAACAACAAATCAGATATTGAAAGCTGCTTAAATACCTGATAGCGGTTTGCGGTCTGTGCATCAACTGCCTTGCTGCCCTCATACCAGAATTTAATATTTTGGTTGCTCAATATATCCAGGCCCCCGGTAACACCTTGCAGTATCTCGGTGGCAATATCATAAAAACTACGCTGCGCTGCTTCTGCCTTGACGAAAGCATAGATAACGCCCAATGCGCCCACGTTCTTATACTTGCTATACTGCAAAGCACTAAGCGCATCAATGCAATTTAATTCCAGTTCGTCCCATCTGTCGTTATATGGCTGTGACAAAGTTTGTGGCTCAATGAACCCGGCAAAGATGCACGTGTCGTTCTTGTAGATGTTTACAATAGCATCACGGCATGAGGTACTGAAAAGGTCTGTAATCAGGTTGCCGCAAAGCAATCTTATTTTAGCCGAATTTCTCAAAAGCACATCGAAAGTATCGTTTACCTCGTTTTCGATTTCTGCCGGATCCTCACTAAAATATACATCTGCCTTTTCTGTACCTATTTCAATAGTCTGCGTGCGATCGTTCCCGGTAACGATATGTACCGTTATCGTATCGCTCTGCTGACTTAGAAAACTGCCGTGTATATACATATTAACTGAATTTTATTTGTTACACATTATAGTTTTTACCGCTCTTCTTCGCCACTCGCTTAACATCTGTAATCATGTCAAGTATCTTGCGTGCGTTGGCATTCATATTGATGTTTACCTCCGTGGCTGTCGGTTCAATGTCGTTTGTTATGTTCTGCATCGTCACTGGCTGTAACCTCCGCTCCGTAAAGGTAGGTGGCTGAAACTTGCCGTCAATCATGCCGAACAATCGGGCTTGCTGAAACTTGTTTAGTATCATCTCGCCGCTGTTCACTCGGGCAAACTTCTTGTCGCCCGATGTAGAAGTACCACCGATAACACCACCAGTGGCAAATCCCGATACTGCTGCGAGTGCTGCAATAACCGCTGCCACACCTGCCGCAATCGCTACCAGGTTCAAAGGGAACGGCATTTTTGCACCGCTCGCCGTGGCATTTGCTACCGCTTCGCCGCTCTTGGCTGCCGTGTTGGCTGTCGCCGCTGCCGCTTCTCCTGCCGTAGCTGCTGCATCGGTAGTGGATGCCGCTGCGTGTGCCGTGGTGGATGCTGTGAGCATGTCGAACAATGCCACAATACCCTGTATGCCCTCGGCGATGGAGATGAAGCCGTTAATAAGCCCCGTCACCTGCTGCCAGGCATCGCCGTTGCCCTCCAGTGCATCACTTATGCCCTGAATGCCGTTGCCTACGCCCTGGATGCTTCCCCAACCGCTTTTGATGTCGCCAAACACCTTGTCAAAACCCTTGCTGTCAAGTTCAATCTTTATAGGCTTCAATCCGATTTCTGCGAGTTGTCGGTTTATCTCCTCAATCTCTTTCAGTGCCTCGTCCTTGCCTATGATTCCTATCTCGTAGTCGGTTTGTATGCGGCTTGCCTTGTTCTGGGCGTTGCTGTGGCTCTGTCTCTTGTCGGCTGCACTTCCCTGCACGATGTATGTTGGTTCTGTCTCTGCCTCGATTGATACCTTACCCTTTGTGGCTTCGTCTATCTGCCGTTGTATGTCGTCTATCTTGGCATCGGCTTTCACCCTTGCATCTATTGTGGTGGCTTCCTCAAACTCCTGCTGCGCGTCGTGCAACTGCTCTTGCAGTTCCTCGATATAGGTTTTGAAATGTACCTCTATCGGCTTAACGCCCAACTTTTCAAGCTGTTTGTTAATGTCGGCTATCTGCCTTTCGGCATCTTCCTTGCCGATAAGTCCTATTTCAAAATCCTGCCTTATCCGGTCTATGTTGTGTTGTGCATTGGTTCGGCTCTGTCTCTTATCGGCTGCACTTCCCTGCACGATGTATGTTGGTTCTGTCTCAGCCTCGATTGATACCTTACCCTTTGTGGCTTCGTCTATCTGCCGTTGTATGTCGGCTACCTTTGCATCTGCCTTAACCCTTGCTTCAACGGTCATGGTATTGCCCTTTTCCTTTTGTGCCGCCGCCAACTGCGCCTGTAGCTCCTCTAAGTGGGTCTTAGGCTCGGTGGTGGTTGTGTCGTTTTTGCCCGGTGCCGTCTTCGGGGTATCCTTGGCGTGTGGGGTAGTCGGCGTATCAGCCGTAATAAAACTATGTGCTGTGTTCAGCCGTGTGGTGAGCTGCTTTTGTGTGTCACCAATCTGTCGGTTTACGGATTCAATTTCTTTATCTACACTATTAATCTGTGTGTTTCCGGAAACATTCGTGCCGTTGTACCTCTCCGCTCCAACCTTGGTAAATCTCCACTGCCCATCGCTGCCAACCTTGCCATAACGATCGCTGCGCCAACTTTCGGGCACGATGTCACCCTCTTTGGCGTGTCTGCCTCCCTGCTTGGCATCGTCGGCAATAGTCTTGGTGATCTTCTGCTTTTTATCAAGCAACTCAATTTGACGCTGATACAAAGCCGTGAGTTTTGCCGCATACGCTGCCGCCAATGCCCTTTGCTTGAATGCCTCCACCACTGCATCGGTCTTGCGGTTAAATATGTTCTCGGCTTCCGTCACGTTACCGATTTTCAAACGCAATTCATTGAAAGCACTTTGGTTGTCCTTTATCCACGCCATTTTCTGCTGCTCTGTGGATAACGCGCGCCAACCTGCTTTAAGTTTCTCATATTTCGCCATGAGGTCGGCGTATGTGTTCTTTAGCGCACTGTCGTAGGCGGTTTTTATGTCGTCGGCTGCATCGCCAATGCCTTTCATGCTCTCGGCTGTGTCCTCTGCCTGGGTCTGCGCATCTGCCGACTTTGAGGTAAATGCCGCTATAACCTCAGTAAGTGCAACGATAGCCACGCCGACGCCTGTAGATATCAACAAACCCTGTATGGCAAGTTTCAGCGTTGTGGCACTCACCGCCGCACCGCGAAATGAAGCACTACACACTTGTACTAAAGCGTTCATGCGTACCGATGTGGCGTTCCACACCAATGAGGCGGCATTCATTGCCATTGTGCGAACCTTGACAATAGCCTGTATCTTTGCAAGATTCTTCAAACCGCTAACCATTGCAGTAACGGCAATCACGGTATTGCCAATCTGTGCCGTAATGTTGAGTACCGGCATAATGCCACCCATCGTTGAGGCTATAGCGTCGCCCACTTCTGCAAACTTGTTTTTGAGTATCTGCAAACTTGCCGCTCCGCTGCTGCTCATAATGGAAAAAGCATCGTCTATAGTTCCGGCACTGCCTTTCATCGCTTCCACGTTCTCATTAAACTTGTCTGCGAGTTGTCCGGTGAGTGGTCCCAATGCTCTCAGGCTCTCGGCACTGCCGAATAACTTACCGTAGATTTCCTGCTCCAGCATACCGCTCTTGCTGGCGTATGCCTTAACGTTCTTATCTAAGTCGGTGAGGAAATTACGCATACCTCCTGCCGCCTTGATAGCTGCCGCATCAAACTCGATGCCCATTTGCTGTGCCATCTTGCTTGCCTCGCTCGACGGCTTCACCAAAGCGGTAAAGATAGCGGCTAACTGGGTGGAAACTTCTGCCGTGTTACCGCTCACGCCCGTAAGCGTTGCAAAGGTCGCCATAAGTTCGTCAATGCTTACACCCAAAGTGGCGGCATTGCTCGTAACTTTCGGTAGGGCTTGTGCAAGCTGCTCGAACGATGTTACACCATTCTTGGCTGTGAGCTGTATTTTATCCTGCACGTCGCCTGCCTTGTCCCACGACAAACCATAATTCTTGATAATGGTAGATGTAACCTTTACAGTCTCGCCCAGATCAGCGATACCGCCAACGGATGCTTTAGCCGATTTCTGCAAAAAGGCTATCCAGTTGTCTTCAGGCACGCCATTGCTGATAACCTGGTACAATCCGTTAGCGAGTTCGTCACGTACTACCGGAATGTTTTTTGATAACTCGGCTACCTGTCCTTTGAGTCTGGCAAAGTCCTCGCCGCTCTTTCCTGCCATCGTGTTAGCGGCGTTCATGGCTGCGCTGAAACTGCGGCTTTCCTCGGTAACGCCGTTGAGTGCTCCCGAAATCTGCGAAATGGCATTGGTAACGTTATTAGCCGCCATTACCGCCTGGTTGAAATTAACCAAAGCCGCGTTTAGTTTTTGGCTGCTCGTCTTGGCAGAATCAAGCACACGGCGCAACTCTTCCGCTGTAGAAGTAGCTGTAACCAACTGCTCTTTGCCGTCAACAACCAGTTTAACGTTAAATTTTATTTCTTTTGCCATATTTTCAGCGTATAAGTAACTAAGTAATCAATATTTTTTGTATCTTTGTGGCGAAGCATTCAAACTAAGCGTTATGGAAAAGGATTATAAGAACATCAACCGCATACCAGAAGCCGCAACCAACGATGTAGCGAGTAAGCCCGAAAACGAAATCAGGGCAGAACTTGTTAGTGTCGAAGTCGTAGGCGAGGATACGCCGCACAAGCATTCAAACAAATATGAGGCTTGGGGCGTAATAGCCTTGTTGTCTCTTGTTGTCTGGGTTATCTGCCTGACGTATTTTGCTTTCAATAACCAATCGGTCAACAGCTTGTTAGCCCTTGGCGGCTCTACCGCATTGTTCTTCCTGTCTATTGGGCAAATGGTGCTTACAAGTTCCGAAGAACTGAATGGCGAAGCTATTTAGCCGTTTCCCACTTTTCCCAACACTTCCTCAAAACGCTTTAACGCATCTTCCTTAGATACTGCCGGGGCTGCTTTCGTATGCTCCGGCTTTTTCTTCTCCCATGGAAAGGGTAGAAGTCCGTGGGGCGTTAGCCCTTTCTTTGCATACGGCTGTATGGTGATTGCCGCAAGCATACGCATACGTTCCCAACTGTCTTGATACTGCGCCGTCCGCTCCTCGCTGTACGCCTTGTATATGTGGCTGAACTCCTCGGGTGCGAGGGCGCAAAAATCATTGTAGGGCAAACCGATGTTGCCAACGGCTATGCCCAGAATGTCGAAGATGCCTAACTTTTTTTTTCGCCCTCCGTGTCGGTGTCCTCGGGTACCTGGTCTGCCGTGGCGTTCACGGTGTCCGTCCACTTGTTGAGGTCTTCGGGCGTGAGGCTGTCGGCAAAGTCCATAAGCGACATATCGAATTTTACGCCATCGTGCTTACAGGCTGACGCCACGCAACAAAACAGATAGGCGCACATATCCGATAGGCTGTTGCCTAACTCCGTCACCTCCTTGCCGGTTTCTTTCTTAAAGCGAAGCATAGCCCCCATAGTCTGCCTACAGGGGTATGCCTTGCCGTTGATCATGATTTCAATCTTTGGCATAAATCAACAATTAACTAATAATTCAACAAATCAAACATTTATATTAAAAACAATATGGCCTTTATTCCATGTGGGCGTTACTTGCTCACTGCCTTGCCGGTGTCGGTTGCCTGCGTCGCTGTCGCATCCTTGCCCGGGTAGGTCTCAGGCTCGCCGTCGTTCTCCAAAGACACGCTGTAAGTAGCATCGTCCTGCGCCGGGCTTGTCTCCTCCAATGAGGCGATAACAAAGTTACCCTTTACATAAGGTGTCTTGTCGCCGCCTCGCTTGAATGCCTCAACCTCCACACTTGCACCCTTGCCCCAAAGTGGTGCAATCTGCTCGTGTCCGTTCTCGGTCTCGCCATAGAAGCGCAAACCCTCTGCACTGATAGAGATAGACAAACCAGTCACTCCCTTGCCCTTCCAAAGTCCGCTGCTCTTGGCGGCATCAGCTACAGGCTTGACGGCACGGTCTTTTGTCTCGCTGTTGAAAGTAAGGGTGTGGCTTGTGCAATGTCCCACCGCCTTGCCTCCAACCTTAAGCAAAAGGTCACTACCATTGATATATCCAGTATTATCTGCCATAACTATAAAAATTAAATGGTTCTGTATTACTTAAATTCTGACTTGATAAACAAGCTGCTGCACAAAGGCATCATCCTCGTAGCCCTCTTCGCTGTCGGCAAGCGTACAACTGCGCATCTTCACGCCGTCGTGTTCTCCGCTGGCGTAGTCGAGTGCCTGGCGCACCGCCTCGGCAAGTTCCACGCCCTCGGCATACTTTGCCGTATAGCAAACCACCTCCATAGTCACGGTGTCGGCTCCCGGCATTCCCTGCTTAGTGGGATTGTGTGCCAATGCCGCACGGCGATATAATATATAAGGTAGTTGGGCGTTGTCTATCACGATGGGGAAAACCTTGTTTGTTCTCCGCTTCACTTCCTCGTTAGATAGAAGAATATCGCGTATAATGCTGCCCGCACTTAATGATGTCTTTTTCTGTGCCATAGCTATATGTTATAAAAGTCCCTGCTTTCTTGCCGCCTTTTCCACGTTGTTCTGCAAGTTGTTGAAAAGGTTGGTTTCCACGCTGTCGGCGGTCTGCTGCTCTGTCTTGGCGAGAAAAGCGTAACGCTTCATCTTGCCACGGCTTCCACCACCTCGTAGATACTGCCTTATTTTCTTGCCCGTGAACCTGCTTTTACCGAAAAACGATGAAATACGCCGCCCTACATGTCTTTGGCGTGTTCCGTCCTCTGCCCACATCAAAACAGGCTTTTCCATGTTCTGACGGTTGAGGTGGATGCCCTTGCGCCTACCATGTGGCTTGACGCTTACCATGAAGCCCAGGCCGTAGCGGTCGGGGTAGGTACGCACATAGATGCCGCTCGAAAGACTGCGCTTTGTGCCACTGCCAATGCCGCTTTGTCCCAGATTGGAGACTGCCGCCTTTTTCAGGCGGTTGCCCTCCCTGCGCATGGCACTTCGCATGGCCTTGCGTTGCTCTTTCACATCGAGTGCCTTGTAAACATCGGCAAACGGCTTGTTGATGTCGGTAACGGTTTCTTTCATCGTTCTGGCTGCATATACATTAAGAAAACAGACTATTGCAAAATCTGACTATTCGTTTACTCGCTCACAAACTAAAGTGTTCATACCTCTATCAATGTTTGGGATAATGGCAACCACCGTGTAAAGGTAGCCGCCTAACTGCTGCACTCTCCAGTTTTCTTTAACCGGGTGTGCGTCCCTCACATTAAATTCGGCTCGATAGTCGGGGAAATGTTCGCCCACTTCCTCACTACGATTTCCGCTCTGCTTTTTCCTCTCTGCCCATACGGTACGTATAGGCTCGTAGGTTGTCGCTTCCTCGCCGTAGTCGTTAGTTGTCGCCGTAGGCTTCAACAACTGCAAACGATATTTCATTTCTCCTGCTCTCATTCCGCTAATTTCCGATAGGGTTTAATTAAGGCTTGTAGCGAATCAGGCACGGCGTGCATCTGCACGCTACTCTCACTTTCACGCTGATTGTACCAATGTGCGCCCAACATCATTATAGCGTGTTTTATGGGAGTAGGTACATCATGTCCATTACCCATCTGCGCCAATTCCTCCTGGGTTCTATTGGTTGCCGTGATAACTGCGCTTTCTGCCGTATCTAATAGATGCTCCAGATACTCGTCATCATCGGCAAAATCATCAGCCCTTACGTGCTTCTTGAAAAGCTCCAAACTCACTACTGCCATAACGTTATAACTTTATATTGTGATTACTTACTTAACCCTTGGTGCCTGCCGCTGCCGCAACAGGATCTTTTGACAACATGGCGAATGCCTCCTCACGCAATGTAGTAATAGCGTAGTCGGCATTGAGCACGAAGTCGATAGAGTTCTTACGTGCGAGTGTATAAGGGTCGATGATGATTGACATTTCGCCAAACAAGCCCTGTGGGGCATACTTCCATGATCCGAAGAAAACTGTACCCTCGGCAACGTATGAGCTACAGAATACAGGCACACCCGAAATCTTGCCGTTCTCATCAACGATAGCCTGGTTTGCACCATTCCACTTTGGCGTACCCTCCAAAAGTGCCTTTGTGGTCTCTGTCATTACGTAGCAAAGTCCCTCCGGCATGATGTTGGCACCCAAAACAATGCCCTTGAGTGCAAGAAGCTCGGCGAGGGTAGGCGCATCGCCCTTATAGGTCTTCTTGTTAGCTGCCTTGAGGTTGACGAATGGGCCTACAAGATTTGTAGCCTTTGCCACCTTCTCGGTGCTGAACATGATTTTGTTCATAAGGGCGGCTGCCGCAACTGGCATGTACTGTGTACATACAAGCTGCAAAAAGTCGTCGGTCTCGTTGAGTGCCTCACGTGTGATAGGCACGGCTACACCTATGCGCTCAGGCTTGGCTACAAGTTTGGAAACTGGAATCTTGGTGTCACCCAAAGCCACACCCTCGTCATTGACGGTAGCCTCGAATGTCTCGATAACAGGCCACTGATAGTTACCTTTCAGTCCGGTGAGCAATGGCGAACCGATTGCCGCAAGAATGGTCTTTGAGTAAAGCGGCTCAACGATGTCGCCCATGGTGACCGGTGACGGATTGGTAGAACTGCCCGGGTTGAGATAACCCGAAGTGTTGCCATTGAAGTCGGATGCCACCGCACGGCTGATCTTCAACTCGAAGCGTTTTCCCTCCTTGATGCACTCGCGCATCTGCTTGTTAGCCTCCTCGATGTCCTCACGGTGCATAACCTCAATAGTAGGGGTAGCCGCCTTGATTTTCATTTCGAGGATGTCCATTTCACGGTAAAGGGCTTTACGCTCTCCCTTTTCCGCATCGGTGAAGTCCTCACGCTCCTTGTCGTCCTCCAGGCCCTGCGCAATTTCTGCGAGGCGGTTCTTGATTACGTCCATGCGCTCGTAGGCTTCACGAAAATTAAACTTTTCCTTTTTCATCTGTCAATGATTAAAATTAGTAACTAAAAAACATATATATATAGAAGCCGCCTCTACAGATTGCGGCCAACACTTGCAATACGCTCGCGCATCTCATTGATACGTTCACGCTTCTTGCTCTCGTCTATCTGCTTAGGCTTCGGCTGCTGCTCAAACTTGATGCCTGCCGCCTCCACCTCACGTTTGCTTACGTCGGTCTGCTCATAGGCGGGGTCGGTGGTAATGGTGAAGTCGTAAACATTGTCAATACGCTTCACGTGGCGCAAAAGAATATCCTCGCCATCGTCGCCTTTCTCGTTCAGACGATCGTAGCTCACGGCATTCTCGCTGTCGCCCTCATCGGTGGAATAGATGAATGAGCACCCGGCAATATCACCACGGCTTACCAGTTCCAAAGCCTTGTCGCCGTCAACCGTGTGCGGCATTTCTGCCCAGAACTTCACGCCCACCTTGTCAACCTCGTAGTTTAAAGTACCATTGCCCTTGTTGCTGCGTGCCAAAACCAACTGCCGGTCGTGGAACATCGTCAGTTTGATGTCCTGCTTATCCAGCATCTCGCGTGTCACGCACCCAGGCTCCAGTACCTCATAATAGTTGTTCCACCAATCGCACAAAAGGCGGCTACGTACACCGAACTTCAGCGCATAGCCCTCAATCGTGCGGCTCTCTGCTCCGTCGGTAGCCTCACGAATGCGAAGCCCCGACACAATAGCTATTGTCCTTTTCTTTTTCATTCTCCGTTGTTTTTATCGTTGTTGTCATTTCCCTTTGCAGCTGCGCCCGATAGCTTTTCACTGCCCAGTGGTGCAAGATTGGTAGAAAGATAAACCGTATCGCCTCCGTCAATGGTAGGTTGGTTCTCCATCCTGCGCCAATCGTTCACGGTGTATATGCCGCTCTCGATCGTCTTTTTCTGATAGTCGGCGAGTGACTGCAAGTCCATTGAGTAAACGCCCCGTCGGTCAAACAGAAACTTTCGTTTGCAGCACATAGACCGCGGTATCAGCTTTCGTGTCAGTTCGCATTCTATACGCTTCAATATCGGGTTGAGCGTGTTGCTGAGAAAAGCCACGTTTGCCATTTCGGCACTTTTGTAGTTGCTGCTCGTATCATCAAACACGAAAGACGGATGAACGCCAAAGAAACGGCATACCTCTCGCACCGTAAACTTTCGGCTCTCCAGAAACTGCATGTCTGTGGAAGAAAGCGAAATCTGCTTGAAGTCCACCTGCCCAGGCAAACTTACTATGCGCTCGCCCCGGCTGAAACGGCTATCCACGCTTTCGGCTGTCTTCTCCAGTTCCTTGTCCTGATACTCGCCAAATCCCGTAGTAGTCTTGTCGTTGCTGATAATGCCCCTAACGCTTCCACCGTTGGTAAACCGGTTCTCCGTCTCCGCATCTCCTGCCGTGGCAATATCCATCGTGCGCCTTGCATGGGTCAGCACGCTTTCGCCCCTGCGTCCGTCTGAGGAATGCAAGTAAAGATGTATGATGTCCTTTTCCTCAAACGTGCCGAACACTCCATTATAGGCATCGGCTATGTAGTAACGTCCGTTCAGTGGGTCGTGGGTCACGGTGTGAGGTCGGCAAAGCACTAAGTCGGTCAGCTCTCCCAGTACATAGCGTGGGTAAATGTAGGCATTGCCCTCAATGAGCATCAGGCGCACCGCCATCGTCCAGAAGTCAAACGCCGACATTTCGGGTTGAGGCTGCACGGTCAGTAGATAATGCAGATCACTTGCCGTGTCTTCCTGATAGCGTCCATCCTTGCACCGCATGTACTGCAAACGTAGGCTCGCCACACTCTCGCTTAGAAGCGTCACGCACCGATATACCGCTGCAACCGTCATGGCATCACCGCCCCAGGCAGAAAACACCGCCACGCCGCCACCAGTCCTTACGGTGGTGGGGCGCGCGGTGCCGGTGGTGTCAGCACTTGTTGCCTCACGGCTGAAAAATCGTTTTATGTTGTTCCAAAATGTTGCCATCTGTCGTTTCATACAAAACCGCCAAAGCTACGACAATTTGAATGCTGTCAACTATCTTACTGTTTTCACTCCGGCGGTGTCCTACGCTTTAAAAATGAATAAAATCTCCGAGGCCCTCATGCCAAACGCTAATGAGCCGCTACAAAAATACAATCGTATTTTGCAAAATCCAAATGCTGTTGGGTGCATCGTGGCACACGTTGGAACAACGTGGTAAAATTATTAGTTTTTTAAGAAAATAGTTTTTGGCTGATAGGCTAATAGGCACAAAATAGACACAAAAAAGCCGCATCGGGCGTTAACCCGACACGGCTAAAGATAACGCCCTAACGGCGTTTATATAAAGTGAACTTGAAAGCGTAGCGTGTGATAATCAAACTAAGCAAACTGCACGGTGCTCAAATCCTTGCCGAAAGCGTGGATAGCGTCCATTATCTTCTTCACCGTCTTTGGTGACGGATTGCGCCGCCCCGTAACATAGTGGCTAAGCTGCTGTGGGTTTACACCCGTCAGGCGTGACAAACCCGCCAATGAAAGCACCTTTGAGTAATAGGATAGAAACGAAGCCATGTCATAGACGTAGCACATTTCCACTTCCTCAAACGGCTCATTATGCCGTGCATACGATTTCTTTATATCCTCGTAGCCGCCTTTGAAATAACGTTTGGCCTCTTCCACGCTCTTGCCCGTACCTGTTACCAGATAGCCCAAATCGTCGGCATCACTGTAAATGCTATACGTTCCGTCTCCTGCACGCTCTATCACTGCATTAACTTTTCTCATTGTTGTATCTCCTTTGTATTTTCGTTTGTAAATCTGTTTTCAGAAAAAGGGGTGGGGCTTAAATAAGCCCTGCCGCCCTTTTGATGCTTCGTAACGTTCCGGTTGCCACTTCCTGCGAATGGTGGTGGCTCATTGGAAACCTTACTCCCGTCTTGGGGTTTATCCATAGCGGATGCCCCGCCTCTGTCTCGCCTGTGTCGTAACACCCGGCCTTCTTTACCAGTCTTTCAAGTTCGTTGTACTTCATTTTGTCTTTTGCTTTATCTTTATTATTACGCTGCAAAGATAATGATATTATTTTAAATATCAAAGCAAATAGGGCAAAATGTTATTAACCTTAATATCATTTAACAAAAAAGCCGCCACACCCATTACGATGCAGCGGCTATGTATGTGGGTTATGGTAATGTCGGGATTGTGTCCCTATGGCTTGTTGGTAACCGTCTTTATAACGGCATCCTCTGTGAGCCATTCAAGCGGATACATGGCATCAAGCAAGCCGTGTATTCTCAACTCGTAGTCGGGTGGCAGTTCCTCCAGCAACCATTTTACGTAGTCGCGTGTCTGCCTGATTGCATCACGGAACGTGTCGGCATTATATACCGGCATTCCGTCACGGTCTGTTATCACCAGACTTGTAACTTTCTTAGGCTTTCTGTATCTCATAGCTGTGTCCTCCCGTGTTTTACTCGTCTGCGTCCTCAATCCAACAGTAGTTCAGAAGATACTCCAACGTGCCCTGCACGCTTCGCACCTTACTTGCACTTACCTTTACGTCCTCCGGCAAACCTGCCATAAGGTCGTTGACGAAATCGTACACCTCAGCGATGTTCTTCTTTAAATCCTCTGCATCGGTGTTCAAGTTGCTGCTTACTGAAATAGTGTCCTTGCGCTTCTTATCTATAACTATCATATCTTATTCTCCTTTATTCATTAAGTTCATTAAATTATCTGTGTCCATTCCCATCATCACGCCCACGGCCTTTACAAAACGCTGCATAAGGTCGGTTGGGGTCTGTGGCATGGTGGCTATCGGCTGTGCCGTTGTCTGTGCCGCCTTGGTGGTCGGCTGCTGCTCTGGTGCCTGTGCTTGTGTCGGTGGGGTGTCGGTCGGCTTGGTCTGCGCCTTGGTCGCCTTTCTCGGGGTCTGTGAGTGGCGCACCACTACAGGCACCGGCAACGATGGTGGCAAATGTCGGGTATGATAACGGAAAGCGTGCGAGATAATCGCCATCTCATCGTCGGTTATCGCCGTGCGCCCGTACTTGTGCATCAGCTTCACACCGTTGTAGGTGCTCCACATCATCGAATGGCAACCGTACTTGTCGGCCTCCCATCTCTCGGCACGAATGAAAACACGGCCCGAACGCTTGCAATACTTGGCGCACCTCTGCATACTCTTCATCACGTCGGAATGTGGTCGCCCCGTAAGTCTTGCGATTTCCTTTGATGATAGCACGCTCCAGCCGCAACGTGTGGTGTCGATTCTCACGGCTTCGCCCTCGCCCTGGTCGTTGGCTCTGGCTTGCGCCTCCGCCTCCGCCTTTGCCTTGGCTTCCTCGGTTCTCTGTCGTGCAAGCTCCTCCACGCGTCTGTCCACCTCTGCCTCCTCGCGGTCTTCACGCTTCAACAGGCGGTCATACTCCTCGGCTTCCTTTCTGTCGTGCTCCTCAATGGCTTTCGCCATCTGCTCGGCTCTTATCTTAGCCTCCATTTCGTTGAACGCCTTGATGTAAGCCTCTTTCCACTTCGCTGCCGTCTTGCCTGTGAAGCCCATAACAAGAAACATGAAGCCATCACGGGTAATGTAATACATTGGGTCTTTTCGGGTTCTTCCGTTGCCTAAGTTGCTGATTTTCTGTATAAACGCAAAATTGCGCTCTCTGAAATCTTCGCTACATTCGAGATTTGACACTGCCCTCAATACATCAGCGTGTCTTTTGCCGAAAACCTCCGCTACTCTCAAAGATGTAGTAACGGCATGCTCGTTTTCTACTGCTACTAAACTTAACTCTTGGTCGGTGGGTGCAACCTGCACCACTTCCGCTACCTGCTCTACAGGATTTTGATCTGATACGTTACTTGACATAACATTTATGAATTTGACAAAAACGAAAAAACCGCGCTACGTGCTGTCAGGTCTCATAAATGCGAAGAACCCCGGGGCATTTCTGCTACCCGACACGGCGCGGCTATCTCTTTATATAGAAATATCCTATTAATTTTAATTATGGTATGGATACAAAAATAGCCGCTACGTTACGGTGAACGGCGGCAACATCTGTACCGCATTTATGAAATTTGACGCTGCAAAGATACATAAAAAAGTTTAAAGCACCAAAGATTTTCGGCAAAAAGTTACTTAGTTACTTATATTTTTTGTATTTTTGCATTCAAATTACAAATTTTAAGTATAATAAGCATGAAACAATTACTTATAGCACTTGCCTTTCTTGCCCTCGGAATGCCGGCAAAGGCCCAGGTTGAAAACTTAGACGAAGTGGAATTGTTGGGTACATGGGAATACGTTAGCGGCGATGGTATATTTACCGGGCGTTTGCCAATCTACAACAATAGCTATCGTAAACCAGTAGGTTTTACATTCAACGACAATCAGGCATCTTTAATAAAGTGGGAATATGCTGGCGACAATTATGATTATCAGCCGTATGGTGGCTATTGGGTTAGCCATACTTCCGAAAGATACATATTGCACATACTTTCCAATCAGTCGTATGATTCGGGGGAGACAAGACAAGGCGATGTTACTACCATAAATTTTGTTGTTTCCAAATTTGCTAATGGTGAAATGACACTGCAAACTCTAAGTGGTAACGGTACTTTGTACCTAAAGAAACAATCCGCTTCGTCAGTTTCCTCTGTCAAGGCTGATGCAAAGGTAAGCGGCAAAGCCTACACCCTCGATGGCATGACCGCCACCGACGCAACAAAGGGTATCATCATCCAGAACGGCAAAAAGAAGATACGCAAATAAACAAACCCCGATAAGTGATTGAACCTATCGGGGTTTGTTTTATTATATGGTCTGATTTGCAGTAAAAGCCTTTTTCCCAACAATGCGATAAGGCTCTGTAAGTAAAGTCTTATCGAAGAAACATATTTGTATCTTATCGGGTTTACACAAAACCAACTTAGCGTCAGGGAACCTGACGGGCGTCTTTTCAAAGGAATTGGGGTGCGGCCAAACCCTTATCGCCTTATAGTTGAAATCCACTTTTTCTTTTTTCATATATGCGAGCACAACAGGAAACTTTATTGTCTTAAGATTTCGCTGTTCCTTTATAAACTCCGCACATTCTATGAACTCGTCAAACTGCCGTATGTCGCCCACCAAATCATAAAGCAAAGGTGAATTTTGGTCGTAGGTCGTTTTACAAATGATATACCCTTTACGGCTGTAAACAGTATCGCCCCACCATCTGGCATCCGCTATTCTCGTATCCCAGAAATAATAACCCTCACCCAGCCACGGCTCTTTTGTGCCTCTTTTCAAAATGCCGTTGGCATACCGCTCTGAACAAAAATACGGGCCGTGGTCTTCCACCTCCTCGTCGTTCTGCCGGTCTTCGAGTGTCTGGTATATATCCGTGGTCTTCATACTCTCCGAACTATTCAATAACGGTTGTCTGTTCTTTCAGATCCTCCGTAATCCCCATGAGGTTGATTGTAGGCAATACTACAGGCTGCACGTTAGCCTGCAAGGTTATTGTACTTACAAAAGCCCTGACGTATGGAAATACGATGGCAAGACTGTTAGGGTAGAAGTATTCGGGAATGTCGGCGATAGTAATACCACCGCCAAACGAAAACGAAGCCACACACGAAACCTTTACTACCTCCGTGTTAGTCTCCGTGCATCCTACTATAACGTCAAAGTCCAATTCATAGCGTGCTTCCTTTGTGTGAAACACTCCTTTGGGACTGAACGATATACTCAACTCGGCATTGTCCGGTATATTAAAGTCCAAATATGCCTTAGTGAAACGATAATAATCTAATTTAAAAGCTGCTTTTTCCATGATTGCCTTATGCTGCTAAACAATACTTTGCGTCTGCTGCAATGCCATTTTCCCCTGCGCTTACTGATACGTCATATCTGTGTGTTTCCTCTTTCTCCTTGGAATTGGAATACGACACGGCTGTACCGAAATTCTCCCTAACGAACTCGGCGTACTCAATGACATCGGGGCCAATCTCATTGAGATATTCTATTTCTCTCCAATCCTTTTCGATTACATCCTTTGGGGTGTTCTCGAAGTAATCTTTGAGACTTTCAAAAAGATTTCCCATAATTCTTTATTTATTTAATGTTTTGTACTTTTGGACTGCAAAATTAATATTTTTAATTCAAACAGCAATATTTTTTGCCCGTTAGTTACTTACTTATACGAATATTTAACACTAATCGTCCTAAAAAACTCATTTTAAGCGCATTTTGCGACAAAAATACGTAAACTGGTTGTAAACGGGTTTACGACTGTTACACTATTGTTTCACACCAAAAACGCCAAATTATCGGTACGGAAAACGACGATTTCCATACGGCAAACCACCGATAACCGTACCGATAATCTCACGGCTCACCCAGGGCATCCACTATCAGGCGCACTTGTGCCGGTGTAAAACTGCGGCTGCGCTCTGTGTAACCAATGGCGGCAAGCTGCTCCATAAGCCCAGGGTATAGGTGCATCCATCGGCGGAATTTCTTCCACGCCGATTCGGGCATGATGCAATTGCAGTACTTTGCCGCAAGTTCCATGCGGCCGTACTCCCTTATCTTGAAATTATCTTTGTTCTGTTCCATGGGTGCAAAAGTAAGGAAAACAAACGTGAAAATACAATTAATCGCTGCCTACAACAGACGGTAACAGGACACAACGGCACGCATCCGGATTCTTGCCAAAAATGGCTGCTATCTTTGTGGCGGCAATAGTGCCAAACAACCTTTTAAACGCAAAAAGTATGATACGTTACAAGAAGTTCAAAAACAACAATCAAACATCTGCGAACTACAACAAGTGGTACGGCCGTGCCGTTACCGAACTCATGGAGTTTGAGGAATTCGTAAAGCACATGGCAAACCATCACTGCGTGTTCGGTGAGTCCACAATCCGCGGCGTGCTGATCGAGATGCAGATTTGTATGCGTGAGCTGCTGTTGGAAGGCAAGGCGGTACGCCTCGACGACCTCGGCATCTTCCGCATCGGCCTGGAAACCTCTGCGGCTACCACTGCCAAGGAATTTACCGCCGACAACATCAAGGCTGTACGCCTTAACCTCTACCTCGGCAAACGCTTCCGTGCCGCTGACCTCTACAAGGATGCCAAGTTCCGTGAAGCTGGCAAGTATGATGGCGGCGGTGACGATGGCGGCGAGACTGCCGACACCCACGATAAGGGTAGCAACACCCCAGATGAGGGCGGCACCACCGGTGACGACAATCCGTCAGGTGGCGGCAATATGTCCGATGGTGGTGGCTCCACCGACGATTCAGTCCATGTTTCACTGTAGTACCGGCTTCTGCAATCAGTGGCGAAATATCGTCAATAATGCCCTTTTTAGGCGTCTTGGCGGCATTTCGCCACTTTTCCGTATAGTTTTACCTCTCGTAGGTATAAAGTAACCCTAAAGTCATTAAAAGCGTTATCGCTCCATCTATCTTGCGATACTGCGACACTTTGAGTGGCTTTTTGTTCTCCAGATTGTCGGTATCTATCACGCAATTCTCCAAACAGAAAGCGTTAATAGGATTGTCGTTAAACTCTATCTTTACCGGGTCGCTCCATGCAAGCATCTCGAAACTTTCAACTGGTAGGTTAAAGTTTCCGTAGGTCTGACTAAATGGGGTTAGCACGTTCCTCGCCCCAACTGACTTTAAGATACTCGTTAGCTCCTGTGCCTTGTAAGCATCATAGCCGATACGGATAATATTAACCAACTTACTGCGTCGTAGTATATCCTCGGTAATCATCGCCGTGTCTATCTTCTGCCCTTTGCAGAAAATAAGATACCCTTTTTCGTTCCAAAGCCTATAAAGCTGCTCGTTGGGATGCCCTTTTAACGCTCCCTCCGGAAAATAGTAATCAGTATGCGTGTAAAACTTCTTATCGCCCGATAGGTACACGGTATAAGATACTGCGCTGAAATCATCATGCACCGACAAATCGAACGCTACGGCACAATCTGGGTGGCCCTGCACCTGATCTATACAGAAATTGCCCAATAATTCTTTTGCCTTTTCGTGGGTAAACCACGTTTTTTCATCGTTTATCGTGAAAATATTAAGCAATTTCGTGCGAAAAGCCAACATATTTTCTGCCGATAACTGGGCGGTCTGATACTCATTTTCGTAGTAGTCCGGTTGCACCGTGATACCCAAATGGGGCTGCACCTTTGCCCACGTCTCCGGGCTGTCCTCCGCATCGTCCACATCGGGCATGAAGACGGATGCAAACATGGTGTCGCTTTCTGCTTCACCTCGTAGTACTGCCATCACTCCGTCAAGTTCGTGGGCAAATGGGCCATCTACAACATCACTTGCCGTGGTGATAATGATTGTTAGCGGCTCACGCCTTGGCCCCATAGAAGTAGTCAATACGTTTTTGAGGTCTGCGCCATTCTTACCTGCCGTGTTTCGGGCTTGTGCGTATTCGTCCATTATCACCAATGAGGCAAACAAACCATCTTTGGTTTTGGCGTTGGCCGTCAAACACTGTATGAGGCTATCACGTCCACGATCCTTGAAAGTAATCTTTTCACGATTAACCCTAAAGTGTTTTTCTTTCGGGTCAATATCAAACATGATGTTTCGTATCTCGTCAAAACATATCTTCGCCTGATCGTAGCTATTTGCGCCCACGTATGCCTGGGCGTTGTTATCGCCAAAAAGCATATCATAAACCGCCAAAGCTGCGCACGATGTCGTTTTGCTGAACTTTCGGGGCACGAATAGGTAGGCGGTACGTATCAGTCTGCGCCCATCGTCCCGGGCAAAGCCGTAGATATTTGCAAACTGGTAGGCTTGCACTGGGGTTAGTTTGTAGCGTGTGCGTCCTCGGATGCCACTAAACCGCAAAGCCTCGTAGAACTTGAAAAAACGCTTTACTCGCTTGGGCTTCCAATCGTACTTATCAAGCAACTGCAAAAAGCGTCTTACTCCCAATATCTCATACAGGTTGTGTGCGTCTGAGTGGTCTATCACTCCAAACACATAATCGCCGATACGCTTATCTGTATCAATAAGCGCACGGCGGTAACGGTCGGCGTATGTACTGCGCCCTCGCTGCAACTGCTCCGATACCTCGGCTTTCAGTTGTCGAAATCTTCCTTTTTCTTCCTCTGTCATTCGTCGCCCTCCTGCATCGCTGCCATAAAGTCGTTAAAACTATCGTTGTCGGTCTTTCGTTCCTTGCTCTCGGTGTTCATGCCCAAAGCCCTTAACGCTTTCTGTCCCTGCTGCAACAACTCGATATATAACTTTTCTTTCGGGTCGATCGTCTTGCGCTCGTTGCCCTCTCGGCTGTATTCCACGTTCACGGCCTGGTGTCCGTCTGCCATGATCTCATCGCCCAAAATGTCGGCACGTACCAACAACTTAGCCGTAATGTCCACTTGGTATGTAAGTTCGGCGGTGTACTTGCCTTGCTTCTTCAACAACTTAACGATATACGCTTTCTTACTCTTAATCTTGGCGGCTATCTTCTTGTTGTCTTCCTCGGTGGATGGCTCCGGCAAAGTCTGGCTAACTGGCAATGGGTCGGCGGTCTTTGGCTGCGCCTTGTCGCTGTAACCTCGTTTCTTGCCCTTGGTCTTCAGGTAGAAGATAATTGCCGTTGTGTCGTTGGCATTAATTGACTGCATCAACTTACTTTCTACAAAATCTACCTGCGTTTCGGTGATCTCGTCCACCCTTTCTTTAAACTCTGGGTCGGCGTTGTACCATCGGTAATAAGTACTGCGCCCTATGCCTATCGCCTCGCACGCTGTGGCTATGATGCCGTACCCCTGCGCCAAAGCTTCCAAAAACTTTTCTTTCTTTTCTTCCATGCTGCGTTACTTTTCAAATGAGCGGATGCCATCGAAGTAGTCTTTGTAAAACTCAAACAGTCCCTTATCAACTGTTATACTTCCCTGTTCCGTTCTTGGGTTCGTATTTATGTTTGCGCTTGTCTGTATGCCGAAATAAAAGCCCTCATCATAGTTGCACCCTGCATATATCTTGCTGTGGTTCTTGAATACTGCGGCACGTCCTGCCTCGGGGTGTTCCTGATAGAACTTTTGCACCATCTGCCATTCAATCTTATAGCTGCCCGGGAATATCTCGCCCAAATACATATCAAGTTTCTTAATGCGCCCTTGCTCATGCCATTGCTGCACCTGCAAAATATCCTCTTCCGCCATGCACCATGTAGATAACAAACAATAGTCCAAATCGTGCTGATTTAGTACCACTTTCAAGTAACTAAGGCTGTCCACGTCTCCGGCGGTGATAAAATTGTAGGTGGTATGGTCTTGCAGCTTGACGTACTGCATTGCTTCCAATAACTTGACCTCGCTAAACGCTCGGCGATACTCGTAGCGTTGTGATAGTTCGGTACATTCCTTTGTGCGTCTATGCGCTCGCTTGGCCTGGGCTGTTGTCTCGGCTGTGGTTTCTTCCAGCTCCACCTCATCAGGTGGGGGGGGCTTGGGTCTGACCTGCGCCAAAGCTGCCAAATCCAAATCCGCCATCTTGATTTCCAAACTTCATAATTGTTGCTTTTTAATATTAACTACTTACGCACGTGGGCGTTTTTATCTTGTGCCAACTATGCCGGGGCTTGCATCTGGGCAAAATCCCCCACGGCCCAAAAATCGGCTCACGTGTGGAAAAGGGGGTTTGTGAGGTTTAACCGGGGGTGTACCCCATTTAAAAAATAGGCCCCCGGGTCTCACCTTGCAACCTCATTTCAAAAATTTATTCACAAATCTTTTCAGGTGCTCTTTGGCTCGGTTCTTTGCTTGAACTTTGCCACACCTGCCCATGTCCGTATGTACCTTAACATGGCAATCGTGGCATAGGGCTTTGAGGTTAAAGTAATCAAACATCAGGCGTTCTTTTTCCTGCCTTGTTAGTCCATCCTCAACCGGGATAACGTGGTGTACCTCGGTGGCTGCTGCCACTCTGCCCAATTCCTCGCACCTCTCACATAGTGGCGTATCATTGAGTTTGTCACGCCTCAATCGTAGCCACTTGGCCGTATGTATCAGCCTTATATAGTCTTTATCCTTTGCCATACTCTAATATTCGTCTTTGATGTCTATTGTTGTGTGATACTTCCTTACCAAAAAGTTGAGGCTATCCAACAATGATTGCTGTACGCCCTGCTTGCCACTTAATGCCGTGTTGGCTCTCTCATCTACGGTGTTTGCACAAATCAACTTATACACCTGTACTGGGTACTGCTGCCCTTGTCGGTGTAATCGTGCGTTGGCTTGTTGGTATAATTCCAGATTCCAACCTGTACCAAACCATACGATATAGTGCCCACCTTGCTGCATATTCAAGCCAAACGCCGTGCTCATCGGGTGGGCCAATAGTACGTCTATCTTTCCGGCGTTCCACTCTCTCAACTCCTTTTCACCCTCGTATGACTTGACGGTATAGCCTTTCAGTTTCTTGGTGATACGTGTTACATCATGCTTAAACTGATAGAAGACTAACACATGATTGCCGTTTGCAGCTTCCACGATCTCAGCTAACTTATCCAACTTCTCATCGTGTATTTCGTGTACGTCTTTAGCCTCATCGTATATTGCACCGTTGGCAAACTGGCTTAACTTATTCATCAGCCCGGCGGCACTATTTGCTAAGATATTGGCATTTTCCCCGGTATGCAATTCGGTAAACTCCAAAACCTTTTCTTTCTCAAACTTGTTGTATGCTTCCATCACCTTTGGCGACAAAGTAAGTTTGGTTTCGTGGGTGATCATATCCGGCAACTGCAAATAGTCCTTTGCTTGCATCGAAAGACAAATATCGGAAATCTTGTTTTTGATGATGTCCTCACACCCTTTTTTGATGTCGCAACGTACTATTACGTTGTTCCATTTGTGGGTCTCAAAGTAAGTTTCACGATACTTTGTTACACTCTTGCCTAAACGCTCGCCCATGTCTATACAGTACATTTGTGCCCATAGGTCTATCAGTCCGTTGGGTGCTGGCGTTCCTGTAAGTCCGATAACTCGATTAACTGTTGGTATGGCTGTACGCATCGCCTTAAATCGGTTTGACTTAGAAGATTTGAAACTCGTTAGCTCATCAATCACCAATACATCAAATGGCAACTGACCGCCGTACTTTCCAACTAACCAAACAAAACTATCACGCCCAATAACGTAGATGTCCGCTTTAGATGCCAACGCCAAATTACGCTGCTTCTCTGTGCCCATCACCTTTGCTACTCTCAGGCTTTGCAAATGATCCCACTTTTCTGCCTCGGTAGTCCATGTTGTTTCGGCTACCTTTTTCGGTGCCACCACCAAAGTACGGCTAACCTCGCAATCGTCCATCAATTGTTGTACTGCCGTTAAGGTCGATACCGTCTTACCTAAACCCATATCCAAAAACAAACCGCATCGTGGGTGGTCTAATATCCACTGCATCGCTGTTTTCTGGTAATCGTATGGTCTGTACTTCATTGTTCTGCCCTCCAAACTTTAATTAATTCGTCGATCATCTGTTTGTTGTCGATTGTATAGACCTCGTGCCCCATGCTCACCAACTCATTTTGTCTTATGGTTTGTATCTTCGTTGGTTTCTTGCCTTTACTTTTCAACTCCACCCAAATAACCTTACCACCATGTAGGCATACCACTCTATCAGGATAACCCACCATGTTTGCATTTGAGTATTTGAGGCAAATGCCGCCAATGGCTTTCACCTCTTGTACCAAATATTTTTCTATCGCCTTTTCCGATACCTCGGCGTGGCGTGTTATTGCTTCTAACTTCTTCATTCTATCTTATGCCGTTTGTAAACATTCTACTTTCAACATTCTATACATATATACTTAATACCCCTTTATACGTATATTTATAGTATATAACTATATATTACTACTTATACTATATTTTATGTTTATTATGTTTACATATATAGCTAAGTATTGATAATCAGCCTTTTAGGTGTAAACAAAGTGTGTAAACAAAGCTGTAAACAAAATAAATTGTTTACACATTTTGCGATATTTGCTTTTTGCTGCTTTGCTTGTAAACAAACCCTGTAAACATCACTTTGTTTACATATTCCTACGCCCGATTGATGCCTTAAAGGTCGCTTTCGTCGTCGTCTGTTGGTCTGCTAAACCCTCGCTGTGTCCCATATATCGGAAATCTTGCAGACGATAGTTTTAACCAACCAATTTCGCCCAACACCTTATTAACCTTTCTTGCTTCGTACTTGTAATCTTTGCTGCCAACGTCTCGCCCTAACACCTCGCAAAGAAACTCGGCGGCACATACTTTGGTACGTGTTTCCGTTCCTGTTGCATCCAGTGGGTCGGGGTTCTTAATGTATGCACGTCGGCGGTTTAAGTCCCATGTACTCCAGTCGGTCGGCAACTTCATATCTAAGTATGCCTGTATCATTCCCGGTAATGGGTCTTCCTGATTATCGTTAAACTCACCCTGACGCTTTCGGGCTTCCGCTTCCAATGCCTCACTAAGGTACAACTTTTCGCCGTCCTTATAGCGTTGCACGGCTTCCGCCCATAACTGGTTACGGTCTGCCTCGATCGCTTGGCGTGGGTCTCCGTGCTTACGTAGTTCGGGGTTTACGCTTATTACCCAAAAGCGGCGGTTTCCGGTCTCACCCTTTAGAAAATATGTTTCGTTGGTCGTACCACAAAAAACGCATTGTCTCGGGTGGGATTCCATCACGCTGCCGTATGCCGGGCGGTACATATCATTCTGACGGCTTATGTAGGCTTTCACCTGCTCAACGTCTGACCGCTTGATACTGCCCAACTCCGGTAACTCGATAACCCAACCGTTCCGGGCTTGCTCCATACCTTTTGTACCCTCCATCGTTACCAAACTATCGCTAAACCAATCGCCGCCCATTACATTGAAAAGCGTAGATTTACCGATACCCTCGGCTCCGGCAATAATCAGGCAATAATCATACTTGCATCCCGGATTCATCACTCTTGCTACCGCCGCCGTAAAGTGCTTACGTGTCATAGCTCTGTTTAACTCATTATCTTCTGCACCTACGTAGTCGATAATCAAGTGGTCTAAGCGTGGCACGCCATCCCATGTAAGACTATTGAGGTAATCACGTATTGGGTGTACTCTGTGACGTGTAACGACGGCCACCAAAGCATCTTTGATTTTGTCCTTTCCGGTCACTCCGTACTTCTCATCTAAGTAGATTCTTAGATTTGCATCATCAGTATTACCCCATTGTGTCGCCTCGGCGTTCCACGGCAAACCACCTGTTATGTAGTTAAACCCGTTAAACAGATTTTGCCATATATGGTTTTTCAATCTTGGGTCGTTCTCCAGAATAGCAATAATATTGCTTGCCGTTGATTTGATGCTGCCTTTCTTGTCAAAGTCTAATTCAGCCATCCACTTGTCGGCGTTTTCAGATACTGCGCTGTCCCCGGCTTCCTCTGCTTCGATGTCGGCAAAATCATCATCGGCCTGGCCCTGCCGTTCCTTAGTAAGTAAGATTCTTACCTTTTTGTCCCTGGCTACGAAATCCTGCATTTTCAGGTACGACGGCAAACGTGTATTGTCTGTTATCTTCGTCCCCTCATCCTGCACACCATATAGATGTATTCGGCAAAGGTCGAAAGCGTTGCAAAGCTGCTTACTCGCCGGGTCTGTTTCGTGGTTGCTGTACGCAAACTTACCCTCATAGCAAACCAAACCTGCCGCTACACTACCATTAATGTAGGTGTATCGCCCATCGTGGGCGGTCTTCTCGTACACATCAGGTAGAAACGTGTCGATTGCATCCTCTATTGAGTAGGCACGGCAAAAAGCACCGATTAAGCCGGGCTTTTCGGTTGGATCACCTACCTTTTTCAATTCGTGTACGATGATGTCACCCTCTCGGCTCGACACTGGCCAAAGTGCCACATCTTTATAGTCGTGGTACTGCTTTAGGAACTCATCAACGTTGCACGCCTTTCCGTCTTGATATTCAAACACATATTCGCCGTCTCTGCTTGTAGATGGATAATAAAACAATCTCGCTAACTGATAGGTGGTATCGTCGAACACCTCAATATTAAGTTTGCTTGCTATCATCCTGCAAAGTGGCTCGTATTCATCCGGGCGTACCTGACGGCTCAATGGGAACACCAAACGATAGCGTGGGTTTTCCGGCGTGTGCTTGTGTGTGCTGTAAAGCATCGCCGCAAAGTCAAAGTTTAACGTGAACTCATCCCAAAGGTCGGGTGTACCGTAGTCAATATCAAGCGTGGCAATACTTCGCCACATCACGTTAGCGGTCTTTCGTGTTCCACCTGATAGGTAGCCACCGACAAAACCGCCCACGTCCTTGATGCTGCTTTGCTCCTCCCTGCTCATCTTTGCGTACTCGCTTACGCTTTCCGTGGTTCGCTTTGTTTCGCTGCATCGCTCTACCAACTTCGCCCATGTGGTCGCTTTGTTCTTCCACTTCTTTGCTATACGGCTATGGGCTGTTGCTATGTCGATCGGGAAATCATTGTTTAACTTTATCTGTGCCATACGTCAATCTTTCTAAAGATTCATACGATAACTTATCTAAGATACCTTTAAAGTACTTAGCATCTTCCTCGCTGTTCGCCTTGATAGTTACCGGGCGCACACCGATTTTGCCTACTGGTGGGTGTACCACTAATTCAAATGGTCGTAGCTCATCGTCCAACTGCCTGAAAAGTTCTTTTAGGTCGCTCGCCCTAATAACTTTAAATCTTATATATCTGAAATCTTCTGCCATGTTGTTTTACTTTTTAAGATGATCGGGTAAAAATGAAAGTATATGCTTTATAACCTCTACCGTCCAACCATTGCCCAACATACGGTATTGTTGTGTTTCTGATACTTCCCATTTATACCACTCTGGTATAGTTTGCAGTCGGGCGCACTCTGTCGGCGTTAATCGTCTGACTTGCAGCCCCCCCACTAAGGCGTTAATCGTCTGCCCTCCGTGTCCGTTCATCAAAGCCGGGCTTTTGCCATCAGCTGCATAAACTCGGTTTTGTTGGTATGGCTGTGTGCCTCCACTTTCACGGCTCGGGTTTACCTGTTTGATTCCGTCTTTCGGTCTGCTCACTAACAAATTATCTTTTGCTACTGTCGTTAAACAGTTAGTCTTACCGGGGTTTGGGCTTTCCTCAAAATGCTGTGGCTCGTCTCTGTATGATCTGCCCCTTTGGGCTACACAAATTAAGTCTTTCACACTACGCCCCCCCACTGTTAATGTACACATTTTGTCTGTGTCCTTATGAAAAATAGCCTTAAAGCCGTTGCCGTGTTCTTCCTGACGTTTGTTGTATGCTAATAACTTTTCTACGTATTCAGGACTAAGGAAATACTTTTCATCTACTTCATCCTGTAAGATGTCTTTTATAAATATGTGTCGGTCTGTCGGCTGTGGTATTGCGCTTTGAGGCAAACCGAATAAATCACACTGCGCCAATTTTAAATTAGTCCAATAGATACGTTTTCTAACTTGTGCTGATACTAAAGCACTATTTATATGAACGCCTACGACACCTAAAGCCCCATTAATGACGGCTTCCCATCGCTTACCCATTTCAACATTTTCAAGCATAAATAAGATGTTCGGGTTTGCCTCTCGTAGCTCATTAAGTATTCTGACGTACTCCCAAAATAAGTAACTTTGCCCCTCAAACTCAAAGCCCTGTTGTTTTAATTCCAGATACCTTGTTAGGGTTTCAATTTGTTCTTTGCTCTTGGTACTCATTCCTGCACGTTTCCCGGCAAAACTAAAACACTGGCAGGGGCTACCACCTATTAGCAAATCAATTTTGCCCAAACTCTTAGCATCTACTTGCCTAACATCACCTAACTGCACGGTGTCGGGAAAATTCGCCATCGTGTTTTGGATTGCAAACTTATCTATCTCGCTTGCATAGTATTTATCAATCGTCACGCCCAATTCCCTTAGTGCAATTTGTCCGCAACTCATGCCATCGAATAAAGAAAGAATAACCATGTTATAAGTACCAAATCTTAAAATACCGCCAATCAATGCAACCGGGGCACTGCTCGCAAACTTCACACTCGGATATACGGCAAACTCCGTAGCCGGGTTTGTCTTCATCAGGATCGTATGATACGCACGTTTTACAGTACATCTTTTTCATAATTGGCGGTATGGTAAATAATGGCACGGCTTTCGCCGTGCTTAAAGATTAAAAACTAAAATATTAAGGGCTAAAAAATAAATGCTGACACTGCCCTAACTCTGGTCGTGCTGCTGGCCTTAGTGAACCAATTGATCGTAGAACCGTCGTAGAGGCGCAGAATCCATGCGCCGGTAGCACTGATCTCGGTAGATGTCCAATACCAACGGTCTTGCAGTACGTCACCTTTCGCAAACTCCAAAGCTGCATTGATAGCCTTTTTGTTGATAAAGATACGGTACAACTCGCCCAAAGATGGTATATACAAATCGTCGGCTAACTTTATCTCCGGATTCAGGATGCTACGTAAATGGTTGGTGTTTCTCGCTCCGTCCATGTCCGCTACGGCATCGTCGTAGTTGTCGATATAGTACCCTTTGTCGTTTTCTTCGTCGGCATTATCCTTGGTCGTTAGTGTGATACCTTTGCCCTTAGCCTCATCGTGCAAAGCGATTTTAATGCCAAAACCGCCCATCTTCAAACCGATAGCTACTATCTCACTATCCATGTTGTCGTCTTTGGTATAGTCAAGTTCAAACAAAGTTGCTTTGCCGTTTGCGTGTACCAAATAGATGCCATCCTCCATATCGCCGGATTTTGGTAACTGCGCCTGTACTGGCTTTTCGTCCTTACCCATTACAAAGGTATTGGCTTTCTCTGCATCTTCCACGTTGCCACACCATTGCAATAACTCGTATCTGAATTGCTGCACATCTGATAGTGCCTTACTTGTCTGTATTTCCATTTTTGTATATGTTTTATTGTTAATAACTAATTTTCTTTATACCACGCCCACGCTGCAAATTTCGCATCCGCCACCACTTTATCGGTGATAAGCGGCTCGATCTGGCTTGCATACGTCCACATGATAGGTAATTGTGGTTCCTGGGTTTCTGCCTTACCCCAATCACATTCAGCCGGAACGACGTTGCTATGGTGGAACGTCATTAAACGACAAAGCGGATATTTTCGTTTACCCACCTTAAAAAGTAGGTATATCGGCACATTCTTTTTAGGGGCTTCCGTCGCCTTGTGCCATTCTACCTTAATTTCTGTTGTATTACTCTTTGCCATATTGTTTATTGCTTAATCTTTTAGATAATATGGGGTGGTGTACCCTGCGCCTTTGAGCGGTAAATCGCTGCACCATGTTATAGGCTCGCTAAACAAAGCCTCAACGTCTGATAGCTTTTGGTCGGGCGTTGCTTCTACGATGATTTCATCGTGAATATGGAACACCACGTTTAACCCTCGTTCCTCGGCTCTAAGTATCACCGTGCCCAATATGTCACGTGCTGTTGCTTGTACGATGTTTTCGGTTAGCTTACCGCCGTAGGTTCTTACCTTTCCCCACTTCTTCGTATTCTGGTTTACGCCCTCATACTCGATAATTTCGTGGTCGCCTCGCCAACCGTCGTTTGTCTCGATTCCAACCTCCGCACGTGGGTAACAAATAGTCCTGCCACTTGGTAGGGTAATTAGTAACATACCCCAACGATAACTAATAATAATGCCTCGTTGTATCTGCACGCTTTTTCCTGTCTTAATGGCTATGATAGCCGCTTTCTCAACGGTACGCCATAACTTAACGATATGTGGGTTACTGTCTCGCCATTTGCTAACGATGTCTTTTTCCTCAATTTCTGTTAGCCCCATTTTCTTACCGCCCATCGCTTCCAAAGCTGCTACACCGCCACCATAGCCCAAACCTAAAACGGCTACTTTGCCTTTCGGTCTCAAATCTCCGTTAGGGCCGTGTTTCTTGACTGGTACGCCAAACATCTTGCTTGCTGTCTCACAATAGATGTCGTGCCCTGCCCTGAAAGCGTCCAATACCCATGTTTCCCCGGCTATCCATGCAATAACACGTGCCTCGATCGCTGAAAAGTCGCATACGTGGAACGTGCAACCGGGCTTGGCTATGAAAGCGGTACGTATCAACTCGCTAAGTACTTGGGTAACGTTTCCATAGTTCATTTCAAACTCTTCCAAATCACCCTGCTTAACCAAATAGCGTGCATCGTCCAAACTCTCCAGATGGTTTTGTGGTAAGTTCTGCAACTGCACCAAACGCCCTGCCCATCTGCCTGTACGTGCTGCACCACAAAACTGCAACAAACCATGTACTCGACTATCCTTGCAGACACATTTTTGCATAGTTGTGTACTTCTTGTTAGAAGTCTTACCCATTTCCCTACGTAAAGCCAAAACTTTCTGCACTTTGGGCCAATACTTAAATTGTACCTCGTAGTCGTCCAAATTCTTTTTGTTGAGGCTGTCAATAGTAAACCCGGTGTTCTCGGATATGTATTGTTTAATCTGTCCCGGGCTGTTCGGGTTACTCATGCCTGTAAGTTCTCGGGCTTCTGCGAAAAGCTCATCTTTGTATAGCTCATCGAATCGGGCGGCATTGTTTACCAATACTTGGTCTATCATAACGCCACGGTCGTTAATGTGTTGGTCGGCTGCATACAAATCTTCGTCAAACTCTGGTACTTCCAATCTCCTGACTTTTTTTAAGATTGCTTGCTCTACCTCCACGTCTCGGATATTGTACGCTTTGAACGTCTCCCATTTTTCGGGCGCATCGCTTGGCTTATGCCGGATCATCTTAGTTACACCATGCTTGGTTTGCTTATTTGGAACACTAAAGTATCTTATCAGGGCTTTACCCTCTGTCATCTTTCTGTCTTCCAGTTTAAGCACTTCGCCACATTGTGCCAACGAAAGCGGCAAACCCATTCGGGCGGCTCTTACCATCGTACACCGCCATTGTCTCGGGTCTAACCGTCCTTTGATACCTAAATAAACGCCAATACAAATACGCTCAAAAGCTGCATTGTAAGCGGTCTTTATTACCTCGGGGTCGGTTAGTGCTTCCTTGATGTCTGGCGGCAAAGTTTCACCGCTTGCAAAGTCCACACATTTCGCCGGGCCACCGTCCACGCTATACCCAAAAAGCAATATGGTAAAGTCTTCGGCTTCCACGTACTTGTACACGCCACACTCGGTTAGGTCGTTGCTACTATATGTTTCGATGTCTATGCCTAATTCTTTCATACGCTTTGTTGTTTGATTACCCCGGCGGCTTCCTCTTTCCACCGCCGGGGGCTACTACATTAACATTTTATCGTAGAGAAAAAAGCACTTTACAAATCGTCGTCGTCCTCGTCGTCGATGCCGTCCAAATCGCCAAAGTCGCTTTCGGCTGATACTCTGCCGCCAAAATGGTCGTCGTCCTTGAACTTCATAATGTTGTTGAGGCCGCACGCTACGCCCTTGTTGCCGCTCACGTCGTAGCCGTAGAAAGTTACCGACACAATCGCCCAAACGCCGCTGTAAACTTCTTCTTCGTCCACGATAGGCACTTTCTTTCGATCAACTACGCCTGGGCGTGTGTTGCTCTTGGCGTTCACATAGTAGTGGTCTTCGTAAACCTCATCGTCCTTTTCGTCACCGTCACGCAAAGCCATATCAAGTTTTTTAGGCTCTTTGCCTCCCCACTTTGCTACGATAGCGGCTTTCTTAGCTGCCTCAATCGCCTTTTTTGATGGCCTCGATAGTCTTCTTTTCGGACTTCGGAATTAAAACGTTAGTCATATACTTGCCTTCTCCGCCATCTTCTGGGGTGTACTTCTCAAATACGTGGGTGTAACTAAGGCGGCATGGGCCGAAAATTACCTTAGTGTCATTAACTACTTTAGGGTCTATCATAATTGTATGAATTTAAAATGTTAAACTTAAATGTCTTTAAAATCGTCTGCTGCCTGATTAAACGCTGGGCGTTTATCTGATTCGGGCACTAACGTTGGTTTGCCTTCTGGCTTGTTGATGTACTCGGCGCAAATTGCACCAAAGCGTTTCTTACCAATGAGCTTCTCCAAATCGGTAATACTTCGTAGCTCGGTAGGCTTAATGTAGGCTTCTTTTGCAAAGCCCTCTTTGCCTAAAAGTTCCATCACGGCGGTTGGGTTTGTTATCTTTCTGATACTGCGCCCCTCAACGATTTTGAAACCTTGATACTGTACGCCACTTAATGCCTGTTCCAGACTGTACTCCTCAACTCCAGTTAGCCACGTTTTGAACGTCGAAAGCAAAGGTAGTATAGTGCTTTCCATTACTTCCTTGCTAATCTTACGTGGGTCTGGGTTGGCTTGCTGTGCCTCGATACACATAGACGATAGGGCTTTGCAGTTTGCCTTAACCTTGCAGAACTGACACCAATTGCCTGGCTTTTGCTTACCTCCGGCATAGGCTTCGTTGGCTTTTGGTTGCAGCTCATCGACTGCCCAATTAATGAGGTCGGCGGCATCTAACTCGAACTCCGGAAGATTATCAATACGTGGTTGTACGATAGTCATGCGTACCTTACGTATGTCGTACTCAAAATTAAATAAGTCCCATGCGCCCAAAGCGTAAATCATCATTTGTGGATTTTCCACGGCTGACACCTTTACGCCTTTGCCATACTTAAAGTCGATAACCTCCATCACGCCATCGGCGATAATGATAGCGTCCGACGTGCCGAAAGCATCAGGTACGTAGTGGCTAAAATCTAACTTGACCTCAACCAATAATTGTGCGTCCTTGGTTTTAGCTCGGGCGGCGTTGAACTTCTCCAGTACGATAGTTTTGTACGTATCTGTGTACTCGTCCATTTCGCCACTGTGGTACTGCTCGTCTAACTGCGCTATCTCGGCTTTTTCCTCATCCACCGACAAACCCAAAAACTCTTTCAGTTTCTTGGCGCAATAGGCGTGGGCTAACGTTCCCTCCTCTGCAAAGGTGCTGCCCTTATCCTCCACGTCTTTTTCCAGAAGTGGGGCAGCGGTACAATTCATCCAACGATGTGCCGCACTTGGTGATAATAAAGCGTGTTTACCTGCCATAATTGTATATGCTTAAATGTTGTTATTAAAATGGGCAATTTGAACCGATCGTGCCATCTTCCATTATCTGCAAACCGTTGCACTGCTCAATGAAATCTGCAATCTTATCAGGTGGCAAAGCACTCGGTTTTTCAGCACCTAACAAAGCGGCTATGTTCTTGAACTGTGCCGTTAATGGCTTGTGATACTTCTTGTATGCCTCGCCGTTGGTGTTCTCCTTGTAGTCCTCGCCCTCAATACGTTGGCGTGTCTTGTGCATAGCTGCCCTAACGTCTTCGGCGGTTAATGACTTCTGCTCTGCCTCTGCCTGGGCTTTGGCCTGGCCCTCATTCTGTGGGGCGGCTTCCTCGGCTTTGGCTTCTTCCTGCTCGGCTACCTGCTCACCGTTGGCATCGGCTTCGTTGGCTGCCGCCTCCTGCTGTTCGTCTCCGGCTGGCTCCTTGGTCGTCTCTGGCTTGTCGGCGGCTGCTTCCTCTTTCTTCTTTCTGCTTCGCTTGTTAGTAGGCTGTTGAGGCTGTGCCGGGGTGGTGTCCTCTGGCTTGTTATCTACTTGCTCGTTTCCGCTGAGTGCTTCCTCGGCGGTCGGCGCAGCTGTTGGTCGGTGGCACAAAATGGCATTTACCAAAGCCACGATTTCGGGTGTTACACCCAAATTGACCTGTACGTTAATACTAAAATCTGTTTTCATCTTTGTATATGTTTTGATGTCACTTATCTTCGTTGATGTACTTCAGTAGTTCATCTATCTTTCTGTGCTTTGCGAACCATACGTATAAACGTATGTCGATATATGCGAGTGCTACGGCTGTAAACTTGGAATAGATCACTAACTCCCAATAGTTGGGGTTATCATTGTGTGGCATCCCAATCAGATTAAAAAAAGCGATAAAGGCAATAGCCATCATTAGCCAATAACGCCAATTCTTCATTACTTTTTTCATACGGCTTAATTTTTAAAGGTACATTGATTTCCAACACTTGATTATTTCCGCCCCCGTAGTGATTAAGCCTTTTCCGGCTTTTCTAACTCTGAACTTAATAAGCCCATCGTTAGCGTACCGGGCGACGGTGTGCCGATCCACGTGCAACGCTTTGGCTGCTTGCCCTTGGTTATACAAACCGTCTGGCTCTACTTCGGGTTTGGTGATAATCATATAGCGTTACGTGTGATTGTTAGTGTATTGGCCGTATAGTCCGTTTTAACGCTGAACTTGCAGCCCATCAAATTTTGAAACTGATACGTTAAAGCCTTGCCGTTGTCGCACGCTTTCGCATCAGGTAGGTAAAACGTTTTCGTCTTTCCTACGTCAATTGACCGCAAATCGTCACGTGTCAATTTGATTGCTTTTCCTGTTTCGTCTGCCATAAAAGTATAAATTTTATTAAAATTACTTACTTAGTTACTTATACCTTTGGAGAAAAAGAAAAACTGCCGTATATTTGCAGTTGGGTTTTGGTGATGTTGGGCAAATAGTCCGACAGCCTTTCTTATGCTCTTGAGGTTAGTTACTTACTTATCTCGGTTGCAAAGATACGGCGAAATATCGTCATCACAAAATATTAAGGCGAAAAATCGTCATTTATTAACAATTATTAAGTAAGTCGTATGCTTGCAACTATAAATCAGCGTATAAAAGCGGTATTAGATACTGTTTACGGTGGAAATGTTACCGCTATGGCAAAGGGCACGTATATCAAACGTACCACCATTAATAGCATAGTCGGGCCGTCTGAAACTTCGCCCGGCTTTGATGTGATAGCCAAAATTGGCGAAATTTCGTCACCTCGTATAAGTATGGAATGGCTTGTAAGGGGCGTTGGTGATATGTTCTTAGACGAAAAAGATAGTATCAAATACCAAATAAATAGCGGCTCTAATATTAATAATAGCCCGGTAAATGATACTGATACCCTTAACCGCTTGCTCGCATTGGTTGAGGCAAAAGATAGTCAGATAGAACAAAAAGACAAACAAATTAATACATTATTAAGTATAATACAAAATAACAAAGTTGGATGATGCAAGAAAACAAAAAACAAACTGGCTGCTGTCTCGGTACGTTCTGCTTGGTGGTGCTCATCATCATAGTTTTAGCACTACTTTACGGCGTATTAATGGGCGTTCTAAATGTGTTTTGATACTTGCAAATTTTCAGCAAATAGTTTTTAGGTGTTCATAATTAATTATAAATCAATAAGATATGAATAATATGGGATTATTAACAGGTAAAACTGCCCTTGTAACAGGTGCAGCTCGCGGCATCGGTAAAGCTGTCGCTATGAAATTTGCTTCTGAGGGTGCTAACATCGCATTCACAGACCTCGTACT